TGAAGGACAGGCTGCAACATTTAGTATTACTGCTTCAATTACTAGTGATGTGATTGCATACCAATGGCAGATATCAATTAATGGTGGTGGTGCTTGGTCTAATATTAATGGTGCAAATGCTTCTAGTTATACTACACCAGTAACTACATTTCCAACCAGTCCATCTGAACAGTTCCGTTGTTCGCTTTCAAATGCTGAGGCAACAAGTGTAACTTCTAATGCTGTAACTCTTACTGTTAATGAATCTGAGTTTGTATCAGGTCCAGCAACGGTAACTCCAACTGTTGATAGTGATACCAATAAGACACTTTCAAGACAACCAATTATTACTACTTCTGCTTTCATTCAAGAGTATGCAGGATCAACTCATTATTCTACATTCTGGAGAATAAGAAGAACTAGTGATAACGTCACTGTATATGATACAAGTGGTACTTTTGTTCAGGGTGACACAGGTAATTTAACAACCTTTACTGTTCCTGTATCTACTTTAGATTTTGATACAGCATACTTTGTTCAAGTTAAATTTAGAGATAACAATGGATTGGAAAGTGCATATTCTGCTGCAGCAAACTTTAGCACACCTATTGTCGATCAACCAGACATTCAAACAATAACACCAGCATTTAATCCAGTGATTGATGTTAATGCTATTGCATTGAAGAGTGGTTATCAGCATAGTTCTAGTGACTGGCAGTTTGCTCCTAATGTAGAAGCTCCTGTATCTAACCCACAGTTCACAACTATCCTACACCAATCACTTGGTAACTCAACTAACTTAGTATCTTACACACTACCTGGTAATGTAAATCTTGATGCAAATACTACATATCTAGTGAGAATTAGATTCAACGTTAACCCAATTTAAGACATGGCCATTGCTACTACAAGGCAGGGACTTATTGATTACGCATTGCGTCAGAATGGAGCTCCTGTTTTAGAAATTAATATTGAAGACGATCAGATATCAGATCTCGTAGATGATGCTGTTCAATTTTATAATGAACGTCACATGGACGGTTATATTAGAACTCATCTTAAGGTGAAGTTCACTCAAGCCATGATTGATGACATGACTACTGATTCAACTACAGCAGTATCTGCTGCAACTTCATCAGCAATATCAGTTAATTGGGAAGAGCAAAATAATTATATTAAAGTTCCTGAACATGTCACTAGTGTTATAAAAGTATTTGATTTCGTATCTAAGAATGTTACAAACTTATTTGATGTTAGATATCAGTGGAGATTAAATGATCTTTGGGATTTAACTAATACAGAAATTCTTACTTACGAAATGGTTAACCGTAGGTTGGAAGACATATACTTCTTACTGGAAGGACAGAAGCAAACTAGATTCCAGATGAGAGGAGATAGAATTTACTTGGATCTTGACTTTAAGACCGATGTTAAAGAGAATGATTATCTAGTCATTGAATGTTATCGTGCAATAGATCCAACTAGTACTGCTGCTGTATATAATGATCTCTGGATGAAGAGGTATGTGTCTGCATTAATACAGAGACAATGGGGTGCTAACTTAATTAAGTTTCAAGGAGCACAGTTACCTGGTGGCATCACAATGAATGGTGAGTTTATATATCAAGAAGGTAAATCAAAGGTAGAGAAGTTAGAAGAAGAAATGATCCGTAGTTATGAAACACCACCACTTGACATGATTGGGTAATGGCAAGAACAACTTATTTCACACACGGCACTAGGACTGAACAGTTCCTACAGCAGGATCTTACGGAAGAATTTCTTAAGATGTTTGGGATGGATATTCTATATTGTCCTAGACAGATAATGGAAACTGATGGTGTGTTTAATGAAGAGGTGATTGGTGAGTTTAATGATGCATATATTATAGAAGCATACATGGAGAACTATGATGGATTCCAAGGTGGTGGGGATCTATTAACTAAGTTTGGTGTGGCACAGACTGATGAGATAACTATGGTTATTTCTCAGCAAAGATTTTCAGATCTTATATCTCAGTTCCTTTTACTAGATGAAGATTATAAAGCACCAGAAAGACCACAAGAAGGAGATCTAATATACCTACCATTAACAAGTAATTACTTTGAGATAAAATTTGTAGAGCATGAAGAACCTTTCTATCAGATGGGTAAAGGTTACGTATATAAACTTAAGGCAGAATTATTCGAGTACAGCGATGAGCAAGGAGATCTATTCGAGGGTGATGAGGATCTCGTCGATTACGGTTATACTGTTAAGTACTACTACCTTCCTATAAGTGGAACAACTGCTACTGGAACTCCTGTTATTAGTAGTACTAATACGCTAGAGAATATTTACATTAGTGCTAATGGAAGTAAGTACAATGAGGCTCCCACAGTAACTATTTCTGGTGATGGTAGTGATGCAACAGCAACAGCATACTTATGTAATATTACACTTAGTGGTGGTACACCAACAACTCATGCTCAGATTCGAGGTACTGTTAAGGAAGGAGAGATTAGATCTGTTCAGATAGTTGATGGTGGTTCTGGGTATGATCAAGATAGAGTAACTTTAGTAGTTGCTGATCCTGATAATCCAGGTAGAGCAGCAATACTTTCACCGACATTTACTAATGGTGTATTAACTGCTATCAATATAGTCAATGGTGGATCTGGATATAAGAGTGTTAAGGTGGTTGATATAACAAATGCTGGTACTGGATACACATCTGCTACTGTTGCATTCACTGCAGCACCTGCTGGTATAGCAGGTACATTCCAAGTTCCTGAAACGGTTACTGGTGGTACTACTGGAGCAACTGCTCAGATGGTTGAGTGGGAAGCTCAAGAAGGTTGGATCAAACTGAAGTCTCCAACTGCTTCTTTTGCAGTAGGTGAAGTTATCATGGGTTCAACTTCTGGGGCAACAATTGTCCTAGATAGTAGAGACGAAATGGCAACTGCAGATACTAAATACTCTGAGGCTGTTACATTTGAGACAGCTGCTGACGATATTATTGACTTCAGCGAAGGAAACCCATTTGGATTAGCAGGTAACTTATAACATGTTAGGTGCATACACATACAATAAAATTATTAGAAAGTGCGTCATAGGATTTGGTACACTATTCAATAATATAGAAGTCCGTAAGGAAAAGAGTGATGGTTCTGTTTATAGCAGAATGAAGGTACCTCTTGCTTATGGTCCTCGACAGAAATTTTTAGCAAGACTAGAGCAACAGGCAGATCTTAACCAGAAGGTTGCGATCACTGTTCCTCGTTTGTCATTTGAGATGACTGGTATCTCATATGATTCAAGTAGGAAACTTGCTCCTACAACTTTAACACTAAAGGCAAATACTGCAGATGCTGTAAAGAAACAGTTCACTCCTGTTCCTTACAATCTTGATTTTGAATTGAATATTATATCTAAGACTAATGATGAGGCATTGGAAATAACTGAACAGATTGTTCCAGTCTTCCAACCATCTTATCAGATGACTCTTAAGTTAGTTGAGGATATGAATGAGTACAGAGATGTTCCCATCATATTGAATAGTATTAGTTATAGTGATGACTATGAAGGTAGCTTCGATGATAAGAAGATAACTTTAATCACTATGCAGTTTACTGTTAAGTCTTACATCTTCGGACCTGTTGGAACTGCAGCTCCTATCAAGAAAGCAAAAGCAGATATCTATACTACTATGCCTTCTGCTACAGCAACCAGACAGGTTGAGTATCAGGTTGTGCCAAAAGCACTTACAGATAAAAACAAAGATGGTACTACAGAACTTGCAGGTGCTATTACCGCAAGAAATCTTACTATCGAAGTTCAAGACTACACTGACATTCCTACTCAATCTTACATTGAGATTGGTAATGAAGTATTCTATGTCAAGAGTAAGACCTCACCAAACAAACTATCTGTACGTAGAGCACAGAATGGAACCACTGCTGCAGCTGCAGTTGCTGGTACTAAAGTAGATCTAATTGATGCTACTGATGATGCACTATTAACGAGTGATGATGACTTTGGATTTGGAGAAACTATAGCATATTATGAATGATGACACGACTGGTTTAGACCAAGCATTTGAGACTGTAGAAGCAGTCGCAACTGAAGTTAGTACCACACCTGAAGGTGGGTGTAGTACAAGAAAAGATCAACTTAAAAAAGTTGATGGACAAGATCAAGTACAGGATGATTATGAGTATGCACGAGGAAACCTTTACCTATTGGTGGATAAGGGACAAGAGGCTGTCAACGGTGCTCTTGATCTGGCTATGTCTTCTGATCACCCTAGAGCATATGAAGTTGCTGGACAACTCATCAAGCACGTCGGAGATGTAGCTGACAAACTAATGGCACTACAGAAGGACAAAAAATCTGTCAAAGAAGAGAGTGCTAAGAGGGTGGTAACTAACAACTCATTGTTTGTTGGTAGTACTGCTGACCTCCAAAAGATGCTTAAAAAGGTATCTAAGGAAAACGATAAATAGTCACATGGCATACCAAAGAAACGACGAAAACTGTAATCCCGTAAGTCCACAACCAGGCAGTACAACTGTCAATTGGTTCAGTGGTTCTGAAGGATGGGCTACCAAGACCTTCAAGAATTGGAACGCAGATTATCAAGCTCGTAATACTGACAATACCACTAGGACACCTGGTACATATCAGGCAAGGAATACTAATAACACTACTAGGACTCCTGCTGCGTATCAGCGTCATGATAAAGACTGCAACGTTGTATCTGCATAATGGCATCACGTATTCCTACAATGTATGGTAGATACTATGTTCTCACATGCGTATGGCGTGGTAGGGAATATGATATCACTGTGTTTAGAAGTAAGTTGTCAAAACTTATGAGACCTCAAGCACAGAAGATAGCGGATAGTGTATATCCTGGTAGTAGGGTTATCAAGTATCATGAATCAGATGCAACAGAAGGCACTGTATTCATGACTAATGAATCTTTAGGATCCATTATAAAGAAAAAGTCAAAAGATTGGAAGAAGAAAACTCAATCCAAGAAACCTTTAAAACCAAATCCTTCTGACGGACATTGGGAGGCTTCAATAGATAAGAAGTCATTACCACCTGTTGTTGCTACACCATTCGGAGAGGAAGCACCTCCTGGAAGAGAGAAGCAAGTTAAATCTTTGAAGAAAAAAGTCGGAAAAGACAAAGCATACGCATTTGCGTGGGCGCAACACAACAAGAAAAAATAACATACGGACCTTATATAATGGATAAGCGAATTACCGAATTACAATCTGAACTACAAGTCCTCGAAGCATTCGGGGATTCTACTAGATCTAAATTGCTTAGATCTATGCTAGAATATGAGCTCAAGAAATCGGAGGTCCAGAGCCATGACAACAGTTCCAGAAGATCGTCTTGATCCTGATTGGATCGACTACGAAGGTATCATTGGGTATGATCAAGTTGATCATAAGTATACTCTACAATTGAATCGTCACCTTCATATCTTTGATACCAAATCAGAAGCTGAGGAGTGGTTAGAGACACATTAATATGGCTGAAAAATCAGATTTTTACTTAGGCAATCCCAATCTTAAAAAGGTTGGTACTGAGATACAATTTACTCAAGAACAAATTGAGGAGTATCTTAAGTGTAAGGATGATCCTATCTATTTCACTAGGAACTATATCAAGATCATATCTCTTGATGAAGGTATAGTTCCTTTTGAGCTGTGGGATTTTCAGGAAGAGCTGATTGAGAAGTTTCATAATAATAGATTCAATATAGCAAAGTTACCTCGTCAGACTGGTAAGTCCACTACATGTGTGTCTTACCTTTTGCATTATGCATTGTTTAATGATAATGTTAATATAGGTATTCTTGCAAACAAATTATCCACTGCTAGGGATTTGCTTGGAAGATTGCAATTAGCATATGAACAATTACCTTTATGGCTACAGCAGGGTATTATTGTGTACAACAAAGGTAGCATGGAGTTAGAAAATGGATCAAAGATACTGGCAGCTTCTACATCTGCAAGTGCTGTCCGAGGCATGTCGTTCAATATCATTTTCCTCGACGAGTTCGCCTTTATCCCAAATCATATCGCAGAAGCATTCTTTAGTTCTGTTTACCCTACTATTACTTCTGGTACAAAAACGAAAGTAATTATCATATCAACTCCATATGGTATGAATCATTTCTATAAACTATGGGTTGATGCACAGAAAGGTAGGAATGGATATGCATGGACTGAGGTACATTGGAGTAAAGTACCTGGCAGAGATGCCAAATGGAAAGAGACTACTATTGCTAACACATCTGAAAGACAGTTCACTCAAGAGTTTGAGTGTGAGTTCTTAGGATCTGTTGACACATTAATATCGGCTGCTAAACTGAGAACATTGGTTTACGACGATCCTATCGTAAAGAATGCTGGACTAGATGTTTATGAAGATCCTATTAGCGATCATGACTATATCATATGTGTTGACGTATCTCGTGGTTTATCACAGGATTATTCTGCCTTTGTAGTTATTGATATAACTAAAGCACCATGGTCATTGGTAGCAAAATATAGAAGTAATGAAGTAAGACCTATGCTCTTCCCCAACGTTATATACAACGTGGGTACCAATTATAATAATGCACACATCCTTATAGAAGTTAATGATATTGGAGAAGCAGTTGCTTCTAGTTTATTCTATGATATTGAGTATGAGAATGTACTCATGTGTGCTATGAGAGGACGTGCAGGTCAGGTAGTAGGTCAAGGGTTCTCAGGTAATAAGACACAGATGGGTGTCAAGATGTCCAAGACTGTTAAGGCACAAGGATGCTCTAACCTGAAGCATCTTGTAGAAGATGACAAGCTACTTGTTAAGGATTATAACATTGTTGCTGAGCTAACTACCTTCATACAAAATAAGCAATCGTTTGAAGCAGACGAAGGGTATAATGATGATCTTGTAATGTGTTTAGTTATCTTTGCATGGTTAGTGCAACAAGATTACTTTAAGGAGATGACGGATCAAGATATCCGTA